GTTCCAGCGGACGTTGCAGCACGGCGGGTTCCAGCGGCGATTACAGCACGGCGGCAGCCACTGGGGCTTATTGCAGCGCAAAAGCAGATGGAAAAGATAGCATTGCCGTTGTAAACGGTGCTTGCGGTAAGGCGCGCGGCGCACTGGGCTGCTATTTGGTGCTGACCGAGTACGATGATGACGGCCACATGATCTGTGCCAAAATGGCCCGCGTAGACGGTTCCGCCATCAGAGAAAACGTTTACTATACCCTCAAAAATGGTGAGTTTGTGGAGGTCAAGCCGTGAAGAAGCACTGCAACAAGCGCTGGCTTGAACAGCGCTGGGATGCAAGGCAGCCGGAGCGGTTGGAGCATATCCAGATGAAGCGGCAGCTGAGAGGAAAAAAGGAGGGGTGCGGCAGTGAAGCCGAGCATGGGAATTGCAGAGTGCTGCCAGATCATGCGAGATAACAACATCTCGGTGAGCGAGCCGATCTTTACCGGTATGATTCAGGCTGGCAGCTTCCCGGCATGGGCGGTGCCGTCTATTGACACCAAAAGCGCCGCTCCGCTGATCTCACGCGCCGGATTTATGGCGTGGGTGAAGGATTTTTACAAGCTCGAAAAGGTTTACACAAAGGAGGATCCGAAATGAAACTCAAATCTACTACTTACTACTGGCTGGCTGTCATTTTTGGCGGCGTTGGAATGGGCGCAGCTATGGGTGCAGAGGGTACCGCGCAGACCACCGGATACATCTCCGGCACGCTGTTTTCGGTGTCGCTGGTGCTGATTCTGGCCGCTGTTCTGTTGGCTCGTCTGGGCTTTGCCGCAGAGGACAGGGAGAGAGCTGCAAAGCGGCGCAAGTACGGCAAGATCAACCGCGCCCACGCCCGTAACCCAGAGTATCCGGAGAATCAGGAGCGTGGGGCATGATGACGGCCAAAGAGTACGTTGAGGGCAAAGTCAAGTCCTACACGCGGCTTGCCGAACGCTGCAGGCGAGAAGCCGAAGCCTCAGACGACATTGTTGTCCGGGCCGGATACTCCGCACGGGCAAACGTCTATGAGATGTGCGCCGAAGAAATGGACAACGTGCGGGAGATGCTGCAAGAGGAGTCCGGGGAGATCACGTATGCCTGACGCTGTCCACCATGTCATGTGGTACACCGTGTACGACGCAAAAAAGAAGAGCCTGCCCGTGCGCCAACACGGACAAGCCCAAAGAGTGATGAGTCTCGCCGCCCATCACCACAAAAATAACATAAAACAGGAGGTTTTACAAGTGGCACTTTTGAGAATTTACGATGTGAAGCAAGAGCCGCCAGCGCTTGTTTCGCAACAGCAATTTCCGGTTGCTTCGGATGCAATTGTGATTGCCGATGAACTGGCAAAGAGAAAGCCCGAACGGCTGTACAGGGTGTTTGACGCTGATATGAACGTTGTGTATGCGAGGTGAATATTTATGCAAGAAGAATTGACCGTCCGGGTGGAGCACCCGGAACTGCCCGCGATCCGGTGGAATGAAGCCGAGGTGCAGCAGAACCTGACCGAGATGCTGGCCGCCTACACTGGCCGCGTCTACACCCCGGAGACCATCAAGGATGCCAAGGCCGACCGCGCAGCCGTGAACAAGCTGGACAAGCAGCTCTCGGATGCTGCCCGCAGTGCAAAGGCCTTTTACATGAAGCCGCTGGAAGAGTTCTTGCAGAGCGCCAAGCAGATGCAGGGCCAGTGTAAGGCCGTCTCCGGTGCCATTGACCAGCAGGTCAAGGCTGTGGAGGAAGCCGAGAGGCAGGATAAGCAGGATGCGCTGCGGGCTGTCTATGCCGACTGCATCGGAGAACTGCGGGAGCTTATCCCCTTTGACCGCCTGCTTGTGCCCCAGTGGCTCAACAAGACCTATGATCTGGCAAAGGCCAGCCGGGAGCTGCGCCGGGATGTTGAAACACGGCGGAAAGAGTTGAAAATCATTCAGGACACCTGCGGCGAAGATGCTGAAGCCTGCAAGCTGGGATATCTTCGTGTTCTGGATCTGAACGCCGCGCTTGCCGAACACCTGCGCCTGCAGGACAACCGGGAAAAGCTGCGCCGCGCAGAAGCAGAAAGGCAGGCCGCAGAACGTGCCCGCGCAGCCGCACCGGTAATCATCCCTCCCACCGAGGAAGAGCGTCAGCTCAAGGCGGAAGCTGAACAGAGCGCCCAACGCAACGCCTTTATTACCGCTTCCGGACGACTGGACTGTGAAGTGCTGCAGCGCTTTGCAGCACCTGTCCAGCCGGAAGCTCCTGCCCGCAAGCAGTATCGTTTCTGGGTAGAGTTCACCCGCGAGGATATTGCATGGTTCAAGCAGGGAGCCGCAGAGCGCGGTTTCCGCTATGGTTCTATCAAATAATTTTGGAGGTATTTACTTATGGCATTTGCTCGTCCCGGCGCACCCGCGCCTACTTCGTCCGTTTCCAACGCACAGTCTCTGGCAAACCGTTCCATTCAGAATGCCAACCGTGCAGGCAGCACCGCTATGCAGGCCGCATCCCCGTCCGTGCCGGTGGAGATCACCGGTGCTGACGGACAGCACTTCACGGTCAGCTTTGGAGACGTGCGCGACTTCATCTGCCCCAAGGCCACCGATGCTGAATGCAAAATCTTTCTGGAGACCTGCAAGCAGTACCACCTGAACCCCTTCACCAAAGAAGCCTACCTGATCCACTACGATAACAAAAACGATGACACTGCCAGCACCATTGTGCTGGGCAAAAACTGCTATCTGCAGATGGCCGAGCGCCACCCGGCCTACGATGGTTTTGAAGCCGGCGTGATCGTCCTGACCGCAGATGGCCAGCTGCTGAACCGTGAGGGTTCCATCGTCTATGATGGGGACGCCGGCGAGACCCTTCTCGGCGGCTGGGCAAAGGTCTACCGTAAGGACCGTACCCGCGCCAGCTACGAGGAAGTCAAGCTCAGCGAGTACGATACCGGCAAATCCCTCTGGAACGGCAAGAAGGCCACCATGATCCGCAAGGTGGCTTTGGTGCACGCCCTTCGTGAAGCGTTCCCGTCTACCTTTGGCGCTTTGTACGATGAGAGCGAGGTGCGTGTGGATGCCGAAAGCACCGCCCGCGAGGTGCCGTCCGAAGAGCTGCCGGTGCTTGATCCTTTCGCAGGCTCCCACCGCCACCGCAAGACGGCAGGCACCCTGATCCCCGCTCCGGAAGCGCCTGCGGAAGAACCGCCCGCCGATGATCCGTTTGGCGGTGATGATGCATGATCGTCCAGACCAAGAACGGCATCATGCTGCACGGCGAGATCGCCAAAGACCCGGTGCTCCGGGATGCCGGGCAGAAGCGGGTGCTGAAGTTTGACCTGAAAGCCAGCCGCACACAGGATGAATCCGGCAAATGGCAGAGCTTCTTTGTGGGCGTGAACCTCTGGCACGGCATTGACCAGTGGGATGGAATGCTGCAGAAAGGCGATCAGGTCACGGTTTTTGCCCAGAAGTTGAAAGAGCGGGAGTATAACGGCAAGACCTACTACGACGTGGACGCGGATGATGTTCAGCCCGGTGGGCTGGTGACATTCCGCTGGCTGCAGCAGATGATCGACCTGATGGCACAGCCCGGTCCTCCGCCGGAACCTGCAGAACCGGCAGCAAACCCGGCAGATCTGCAGGGTGCGCAGATGTACCCCGATGAAACGCTTGCGGATTACGCACCGCACAGCACTGCCGCGCCAGAACCGGCTCCATCTACCGAGTATGACCCCATCAACGAAGACGCAGAAGATCTCCCCTTCTGATTTCGCAAGCTGTGCTATCCGGCTATACGGGCGGGCAAAGGAGGTGAGCAAGTGGCAAAAGAAGAAAAAAAGTCGTTTGTAGCGTATCTGGATTGGTTCGACGCGCTGGAAGAGTACACGGATGCCGAAGTAGGACAGCTAATGCGGGCTTTGGCAAAGTACGTCCGAACAGGCGAAAAACCAACATTTTCCGACCGTGGAATGCGCGGAAATTTCCGATTCATGTGCAATGGCGTGGATTCGGCTGCAGAAAAGTACGAGAACGTCAAGCAAAAGCGCCGGGAAGCCGGAAAAGCCCGTGCTGCTCAAATGCAAGCAAAATCAGCAAATGCTAGCACATGCTACCAAGTGCAAGCAAGTGGTAACTATAATGATACTGTTACTGGAACTGGAACTGTTACTGGAACTGGAACTGTTACTGGAACTGGAACTGTTACTGGAACTGGAACTGTTATATCCCCTAACGGGGATATATATAATAGCGCCGCCCCCGCCGCCGTTGACGTAGAACTTTCCAAGATCGTCCAGCATTATCAGCAGGCTGTTGGGGACTTCCCGCGCTCTGCACTGGACAAGCTGCAGAAGTGGAGGCAGGAGTACAGCACAGAGATGATCCTGCTGTCGATTGACAAGGCCACAGAAGCCGGGAAGCGCTCGTGGAGCTACATCAACGGCATATTGTCCGGCTGGAAACGGGACGGACTGCGCACGCCGGGAGACGTGGAAGCCAACGAACAAAGCCGACAAGCCAGACCGAGGGGTAAGCAGCCAACCGAGACCGTAGACGACCAGCTTGCCCGGGTGCTGGCGAAGATGGACAGAGAAAGAGGGTTTGAGACATGACGCGGGAAGATGTGGCAAAGCTGATCCGCATGAATTTTGTGCTGTACAAGCTGGGATCTAAGCCACTGACCGATGAGGAAATGCAGACCACCATCGATGTGTGGACGTACCAGTTTGGCGACTACGACGGCGATACTGTCAAGCGGGCTTTTCTGGCGGCGAACCGAGTATGCGTTTATCCGGTCACGGTGGCCGACATCTTCAAGCAGCTTTCCCAGTGCCTGGACCCATCTGCCGAGTGGGATGCTTTAGCTGTAGCGGCACGCAAAGCGCAGACCTTTTTGAGCTGGCGAAAGTTCCCGATGGTGACCGGCATTGACGAAAAGGGCGGGCTGCTGCGTAGTGACGGGCAGAAAGAGCTGAAAGCCCTGTATGACCAACTCCCCCCGGCGGCAAAATCCTATGCCGGAAGCGTGGGAGGACTGGCAGAGCTGGCTGAAATGCCAGACCTTACATACCGCCGTGCCGAGTTTTTGAAGCAGGCGCAGGCAGATATCACCACCGCCCCCCGTGAAGCTGCAAGGCTGCGGGTGAGCGAGCCGACAAGGAAGGAGATTGAAAAATGAGCGAATTTATCGACCGTGAAAAAGCCATCGCAAACATCAAAGCGGCATATTGCTGTGGCTGCGAAAATTACAACGGCGTAAGATGCCGCGCGTGTCAGATTATGGACGCGATGGATGTGCTGGAAGATGAACCGGCAGTGCCTGTGATTGACGCAAAATCTATGAAAAAGTACCTGACCGACTGGAAAGATGGGCTGGCCGGGAGCGGAAATTGGGGGTACTCGTACGCAATCAGGGCAGAGCAAACGGTTCAGGTGCTGGATACCATACTGACCCGCATTGGTTACATGCTCAAGGAAAACAGCGGGGTACAGACCGATGGTAAAACTTGAACCCTGCAAAGACTGCCCTGACCGGCACCCGATCTGCCACGACAGCCGCCCACGGTACGCCGAGTACAAGCGTCAGCTGAAAGCGCAGCGCATCTACACCAACGGGAACCACGCGGCGGAGCGGATCAGCCGCAACGATTTCGACAAAGAAGGATGGATGGGAGGAAGAAAACGATGAAAGTGCTGATTGCCTGCGAGGAATCGCAGGAGGTGTGCAAGGCTTTCCGGGCAAAAGGACACGAAGCCTACTCCTGCGATATTCAGGAGCCGTCCGGCGGGCATCCAGAATGGCATATTCTCGGTGACGCGCTCAAGGCTCTGGAGGGGGGGCAAGTCGTGACAATGGACGGCGTAACGCATGACGTTGGCAAGTGGGACTTGCTCATTGCACACCCGCCCTGCACGTATCTGAGCAACGCAGCAACGCGCTCGTTCAGCTTGCGGGTCACTCCGGCGGAAAAGGTTGTTGCCCGGTGGGCAGAGCGCGTAAAAGCCGCAATTTTCTTTATGCAGTTCATGTTGGCAGATGTCCCCAAGATTGCAGTCGAGAACCCTGTAGGCATCATGAACACAGCGTACAGGAAAGCCGACCAGATCATTCATCCGTACTACTTTGCCGAGAGTGAAGAGGACGTGGAAAACTATCACACAAAGCGCACTTGTCTTTGGTTGAAAAACCTGCCGCCTCTGGAACGGAAAAACAACTTTCCACCACCAGAGCCCGTGTGCGTATCAAATGGGGAAAGGCGCAAGAAAATCAGCTGGTGCGAAGGTATACGCAACACGCACAACGGCCAAGAGGGCCGGGCAAAAGCCAGAAGCAAAACCGCACCGGGCGTTGCAAAGGCCATGTCCGAACAATGGGGGTAATACTTGATGAAAGCTATACTTTTGAGCATTCGGCCCAACTGGTGCAAGCTGATTTTGAGCGGGATGAAAACCGTGGAGGTACGCAAGACCTGCCCGAAGCTGGAAACACCGTTCAAGGTGTACATTTATTGCACCGGAGCCGGAAATTGGTGGCAGAGATTTCCCCAAACCGGTCTGCAGCAGATGGAAGAGCGCATTATTGGTACGTTTGTTTGCAATAAAATCGACAGGCTGACTCACATTGACAAGCCGTCTCAATTGAGCATCATGACCCCAGACTTGTGGTATAAGCCTGCCGGTGAGTTGCTTCAAGCGGCTTGTCTGACCGAAGCGCAGGCTGAAAAGTATCTCAAGGGCGGTGACGGATACGGCTGGCACATTTCTGACCTGAAAATTTGGGACGAGCCTGTAAGGCTCAAAGATTTTTGGGGCATGAAGCCTTGCAGGCATGGTGGCGACTGCTGCACTTGCCTGCAATGGGACAACATGAAGGAAAAGTGCTGTGCATCCCGATACATTTCACGCCCTCCGCAAAGCTGGTATTACATGGAGGACGAAGAATGATAAAAAAATCATACACTGTTCTTCCTTGCCCAAAGTGCGGAAGTGGATTTATTGCATGGGGAAAGAAAATCAAGTCAGCTAATCCGAAGATCACAGTGCTGTCAGACCCGGGGACTGAACTTTGTTGTTTGATGTGCGGGCATTACGCACCAACACTCAAGCAGTGGAACAGCGAGGAACGAAAGAAATGCACTTGACCCTCTACGGCGACCCCCGCACAAAGAAAAACTCTGCCCGCATCCTCAAAAGCCGCTCCGGCGGGCGCTTTGTGGCCCCCAGCAAGGCCTATGTGGATTATGAGACGGACTGCCTGCGGCAAATCAAAAGGCCGCACAGCCCCATCTCTGCCCGTGTAAACATGCGGTGCGTGTACTACATGAAGACCGCCCGCCGGGTCGATCTGGCAAACCTCATCGAAGCGACCACGGACATTCTGGTAAAAGCCCGCGTGCTGGAGGACGACAACAGCAAAATCGTTGCCGCCCACGATGGCAGCCGGGTGGATTACGACAAACAAAACCCCAGAGTGGAGATCTGGATTGAAGAAATGGAGGAGTAATATGGGACTTGCAACGCTTGGCTTTTTAAGCTTTTGTTTTGTACTGTTTGCCGGATACTTGCTTATTCTTTGGCTTGCAATGGAAGAACCTGAAATTGTGATTCCGGCTGTAATCGTAGCACTTTCTATTTTTATTTTTTATACCACGGGAGGGAATGCGGCATGATCCACACATGGACACCTGACACCGACACGCCAAATCCCAGCACTGACGTGGACTACCACACCGTCAAGTCGTGGTTTAAGCAGCTTCGGACTATGGACGACCGAATTGACCGTATCCAGCTGGACATCCGGCAAGCGCATGACAAGGCCACGAAGTGCACTGCCAGCATGACCGGAATGCCCGGAGGATCCGGGCACGGAGACAAAATCGCATTTTGCGCCGAAGAAACAGACGAAAATGAGCGCAAGATGAAAGAGCTGCAATCCGAGCTCGAAGTTTTGCGGATGGAAGCAAAGCGCCGAATCAAGTACATTGCAGGCACCAAAAGCAGTGACATGATGCAGGCATGCTTGTATGGCTACTACGTCCATAACCAAAAGCAGATCGTTGTGGCCCGCAGTCTTGGTCTGCCAAACGAAAACCGCGTTTCTTTGTATGTGCGGGATGGATGCAAGCAGCTTGCGCAGATTTGGCACCAATTTATGTAATTTTCTTACATGTTGTCGTTATTGTTGTTACATGTGAGATGTGGTAAAATTAGTATAAGCGGAACCGCCGAAATCGGTGAGACGCTTGCCACGCAGCCTCCGAAACGTGTCCCTTCTTGGCATTTTCCTCCTTTTCTGCTTGCAGGTACTGGGCTTTGCTCTCTTCACGTTTCGCGGGCTGCTTCTATGCGATACACTGACACAAAGGCAGCCTGCCGCTCATGAGAGACAGGAGGCGGTTCGATTCCGCCGTATCGCACCGTATGGCGCATGGACTAGACAACCCGCAAGGCCGCACGTGCAACCTCCCGTGCCAAGAAAAGACCTTAGAATCCTTGCCAAGGTGTAGCTTTCCTGACAGGATGTGCGCCAACCAACAGCTCCGGCGGATAACCGGAGCTGTTTTTATATGGCCGCCTGAGCGCAGTTTGGAGCGCGGCGCGTGTGTGTAGACACGGCTGGTTCGATTCCAAGGGCGGCACATTCGATATTTTGACCGTTCGGATTTCCGGGCGGTTTTTCTTTTGCACGAGTTTAGAGAGGTGGTGGCGGTGGCCTACAGCAAAAACAAAAGGATAGGCAGACCGCCCGTCTTTGAGAGCAAAGAAGAACTTGAGAAAAAAATCGAAGAGTTCTTCAAGAGCTGCGAAGGGAGCGTCCTAGAAGACGAAACCGGAAAGCCCGTTTTGGACAAATACGGAAACGTGATAAAAATCGACGAACGTCCAGAAACGGTCACCGGTCTAGCTTTGGCGTTGGGGTTTAAGTCTCGGCAATCTTTGATTGACTATCAAGGAAAGGCTGAGTTTTCTGACACGATAACGCGCGCGAAACTACGGTGCGAGAGATACGCCGAAGAACGGCTCTATGATCGTGACGGAAACGGCGGCGCAAGATTCAGCCTGCAAGTTAATTTTGGTTGGAGCGATAAGCCGAAAGAAACGGAGCAGGAAGAGCGTCACGATGATGGTTTGATAAAGGCATTGAACGCTGCCGCAGACCTCAGCCCGCCGGATGACGTGGAGATGCTGCCGGAGGAAGAGGACGACCATGCGGAAAAGTAACGGTTTTCGATGGAAAGCCCTCAGTCAGCGGCAAAAGATGGTTCTTTGCTGGTGGACACCGCAGAGCACATACAGCGGCTACAACGGCATCATTGCCGATGGCGCTATCAGATCTGGAAAGACCTTTGCCATGAGCTTCTCTTTCGTTCAGTGGGCCATGACCTGCTACAGCGGCCAGCAGTTTGCCATGTGCGGAAAGACCATTGCCAGCTTCCGGCGCAACGTGCTGGGCACGCTCAAGCAGCAGCTTGCAGCCCGGGGGTTCAACGTCAAGGAGCACCGGGCGGAAAACTGCATGACCGTCAGCAAGGGCGGCAAAGTTAACGAGTTTTACTTTTTCGGCGGCAAGGACGAGAGCAGCCAGGACCTGATCCAGGGCATTACCCTTGCCGGGGCATTCTTCGACGAGGTGGCCCTGATGCCGCAGAGCTTCGTCAATCAGGCCACGGCCCGTTGCTCTGTCACCGGGTCAAAGTTTTGGTTCAACTGCAACCCAGGCAGCCCGCAGCATTGGTTTTATCTCGAGTGGGTGCGGAAATGCCGTTCCCGCAAGATGATGTATCTCCATTTCACGATGGACGACAACTTGTCGCTTTCCGAGGACATCAAGGCCAGATACCGCAGCCAGTACAGCGGCGTCTTCTATCAGCGCTACATTCTGGGCCTGTGGACGGTGGCCGAGGGCCTTGTATATGACATGTTCGACCGCAAGAAGCACGTTGTTGATGTGCTGCCGGAGCTGTCACCAAAAAGCGCCTATGTGGCGTGCGACTTTGGCACCCAGAACGCAACGACCTTTTTGCTGTTCCAAAAGCAGGCAGATGCAGACTGCTGGACCGTCACCCGGGAGTACTACTACAGCGGCCGCGAACAGAAGCGGCAAAAGACCGTGGGCGAGTATGTTGCAGACCTCAGGGCATGGCTGAATGGTCTCAAGCCGGAGAGGATCATTGTGGACCCGTCGGCCCTGCCGCTGATCACAGAGTTGCGAAAGAACGGCTTTACCCAGACCCCGGCAAACAACGACGTGATGAGCGGTATCTTGGACGTGCAGACTATGCTGCACACCGGGCGGCTGAAGATTTACAAAGACTGCAAGCACACGCTGGAAGAGTTCGGCGTGTACGCTTGGGACCCGGACAAAGACGACACCGTGCTGAAGGTCAACGACCACTGCATGGACGCTATCCGCTATTTCGTGCGCACAAAGCGCCTTGTAAAACTGAGGGATTGATTTTGAGCACTGTATACACATTCCAGACCTTCCAGCAGGCGCAAGCCGCTGGGGAACAGCCTGATTTCATCCGGCGGTTCGTGCAGCAGCACTGCGCTTCCGAGCCGTACAAGATGGCGCTGGACGCCGACCTGTACGATGCCCAGAAAAACCCGGGAGCTGAGCGCTTCGCGCAGGCTTACGCTTTGATGCTGAAACGCCTATCCAAAAACACCAAGCAGGACACCCCACACCCCGATATGGTCAAGAGCAATCTTTTCCGGCGGCTCAACAAGCAGCGGGCGACCTACTCCCTCGGAAACGGCGTGGTCTTTGCGGACGATGGCGTGGACAAGGACAGGCTGGGGCAGAGCTTTGATGAGCAGATCCAGAAAGCCGGGTATTTCGCCCTGATCCACGGTGAGAGCTTCGGATTCTGGAACAACGACCATCTGGTTGTTTTCAAGCTGACCGAGTTTGCGCCCCTGTACGATGAAAAGACAGGCCTTTTGCAGGCGGGTGTGCGCTTCTGGCGGCTGAACCCGGACACGGATATGCACTACATCCTGTACGAGCTGGACGGCTTTACCGAGTACACGGAAAGCAAAATCGGCAATGTGATGCAGGAGACAACGCCGAAGCAGGCATACAAGAGCGTGACCGTCACCACACCCGGCGGCGGGCTGGAAAGCGTGGAGGGCGAAAACTACAGCGTTCTTCCCATTGTGCCGCTGTGGGGATCCGACCTGCACCAGAGCACCATTGTGGGGCTGAAAGCCTACATTGACAACACCGATCTGGTGATGTCCGGCTTCTGCAACGACTTGCAGGACTTTTCGCAGATCTACTGGCTGTGTGAAAACTTCAACGGCATGACCGATGACGAGCTGCAGGAGTTCCTCGTCAAGCTGAATCTGTACCACATTGCAGGCGCAGACACCAGCGAGGGCGGAAAGATCACCCCCTACACCACCGAGATTCCCGTGACGGCCCGGCAGGCTCTGCTGGAGCTGCTCCACACCCGGGTTTATGAGGACTTCGGCGGTCTGGATGTGCACTGTGTCAGCGCGAACAGTACTAACGACCATCTGGATGCAGCCTATGAACCGCTGAACCAGAACGCGGACGACTTCGAGGCGCAGGTCAAGCCGTTCATCCGGCAGATCTGCGCACTGGCTGGCTTTGACAACGCTATGCCGACATTCAGCCGCAGCAAGATCACCAACACGGCCGAACAGGTCAGCATGGTGATTTCCGAGGCGCCCATCATCGGGCAGGACATGGCCATTGACCTGCTGCCCAACCTGACCCCGGAACAAAAGGAGCAGGCCAAGGCTGCGCTGATGGCTGAGAGCGCAACACGGGAGACCGTGGAGGAGGAAGACGAAGATGAAACAGATGAAGCGTGATATTTGCGCCGCAGTTTTTGGCTTTTTCTTCGGCTGTGGAGTAAGCTCGTTTATCATTAACGTTGCAAAGCTTGTGATGCGCTTATGACCGACCGTGACCGCATCTCTACCCGCCAGCTGAACCGCCTGCGCCGCCGTATCCTCCGGGTGTATGGCACTGCCCGCCGGGAGATGCAGGAGCAGCTGACCGAGTTTCTTACAAAATATAAGCAACTGGACGAGCGCAAGCGGGCGCAGCTGGATGCAGGCGAGATCACCGAGGACGACTACCGCATCTGGTTACAAAATCAGGTCTTTCAGTCCGATTTGATGCGGGCAAAGCTGGACGGCATCACCCAGACCTGCACCACAGCCCAAGAGACGGCCTACAAGCTGGCCAGGGACGAGCAATACAACATCTTTTCCTTTGGCGCAAACTGGGCTTTCTACGAGCTGGAACAGGCCGCAGGCGTGACGTTCGGGCTGACCCTGTACAACACCGAAGCGGTCAAGCTCCTGCTGAAGGAGAACCCCAAGCTGGTGCCCAACAAGCGCATCAAGAGCGAGAGCAACCGCACCTATGACGCCCGGGTGTTTAACCGCTACGTCATGCAGGGCATCGTGCAGGGCAAGAGCGTCCACGACATCGCCGTGCAGGCCGTAAACGGCATGGCAGACACGGATATCCACTGGGCCATGAACAACGCCATCACAGCCCTTACAAGCGCCCAGAACGCCGGGGCTTTGCAGCAGATGCGCAACGCCCAGGCTTTGGGCATCGAGGTCAAAAAGCGCTGGAACTCCACCCACGACTACCGCACCCGTGAGATGCACCGCCTGCTCGACCAGCAGACGGCAGAGATTGACGAGCCGTTCAAGGTCATGGGTTACGAGATTCAGCGCCCCGGCGACCCCAACGCAGCGCCGGAGATGGTTTACCACTGCCGCTGCGTGCTGTCCTCTGCGCTGGGCAAGTATCCCCGGCAGAACGCCATGCAGCGGGACAATGTGACCAAAGAAACCACCCCCGTCATGGATTACACCGAGTGGTATAAATCCAAGGGCGGCACAGAAGCCGAGCAAATGTGGTGGGCGGAAGAGAGAAAACGGAGAAAGGAGAACGCAAAGCATGAAAAATAAGAAGTTTGGAATTGTCGTAATCAACGATGACTTTTTCTTGAACTTTTGCCGTGATTTTAAGCCCCCGTGTGGTTACATTAAGCCAAAACACGCGCGGCCTTCCTACGGAAATGGCGCAAAGCCGCATGGAGCACACAAACGCCTTATTAGGACAATGGAAGGATTCAGAAAATGAAAGAAGGGATGAACTGTGATCTTGCCGATGGAAAACACCGAAAAGATGATTTTTTCGGGCGTGGGCAAGTATGGCATCCCTGAAATCAAGCCAGAAACGGACATCCGCATTGACAAGCTGGAATGGATCCCGGTCAATTATGCGCTGACAGCCAAAGACAAGGCCACAAAAGGCGTGCATTTTTACAAGGACGATTACCAGTTTGAACGGTTCTGGAACAACCCGGACAAGTATATCCCGCTTTTGCAGCAGTTCGGCGCGGTATGTTCGCCGGATTTTTCGCTTTACAGCGATATGCCGCTTGCAGTGCAGCTTTTCATGCACTACAAAAAGCACTGGCTGGCTGCATACTGGCAGGCGCACGGCATCCACGTCATTCCAACGCTCTGCTGGTGCGGCGAGCAAAGTTATGACTGGTGCTTTGATGGTGAGCCCAGAAACGCCATCGTGAGCATTTCGAGCCACGGCACACAGTCTGACCCGTACGAAGCAGAATGCTTTGCCAAACACTGCCGCAAGGCGCTGGAAGTGCTGCAACCAAGCGGTATTTTGTGGTACGGCAAGTGCCCGGCAGAATTTGACTGGAACGTGACCAAAATCAAGCCGTTTCAATACGAGAGGAGGCATTACCGTGAGTAAAAGAGGTTCGGGCAGCTCTGCGAGAGCGGGCGGATTTGAAGTGGTTATTCAAGGGAAAAAGCAAACTTATTTTAGAGCAGCTGGAGGAGAATACAGAAATTTACAAGACCCAAGTCGTGTTATTTCTTCTCAAATGGCGCAAAAACTTTTTAAGAACAATAAAGTGTCGCCTTTATCCAAATCAAAAATGGATGAAATAAAGAAAAGACGGCAAAAAGAAAGGGACGCAAAGCCAGACTATGAGCTGGGAATGGGGATTCCCGGTGGAAATAAAGAATACAGAAAGACAGCAAGAAATAGCAGGCTTGTAAGCAGGATGCAAAGCAGGAGAAGAAGATAAGCCAATAAAATGAAATTCAACTACGACATCAAATTCACCGACAACACCCCGCAGCTGCATGAAGCTCTGGACTCATGGGCAGAGCGGGTGCTGACCATCTGGGGCATGAAAGTGCAGGACTACGCCCAGCTGCTTGTGCCTACTGGCACGGCAGACAGCACGGGCATTGAGGGCTATGTGGGCGGTGCGCTCAAGCAGAGCCTGACCTACGCCCTCGACCTTGCCAAAAAGACCGTGACCATCGGTTCAAATCTCTTTTACAGCGTCTATGTGGAGCTGGGCACGGGCATCTTTGCTGAGAAGGGCAACGGGCGCAAAACGCCGTGGGTCTGGAAAGACTTCAACGGCAAATGGCACTTTACCCGGGGCATGGCTCCCCGTCCGTTCCTCCGCCCGGCGGTGGAGGAGCACATCGAAGAGCTGCGAGAGATCGCAGTGGAAGAAGGAAACAAGGAGGCATAAAAGCATGACAGAACTTGAAATTTTGAGCGCATTGCTTGAAGTTGCTGCGAAAAGGCAGATGGAAGCCGATGAAGCATATCACAAAGCCGCCGAAGAGGTGGAAAGCATAAAGGCAGAAATGGTGAGAGTAAAAAACAAGCGAGAAAAAGAACTTGATGCTGTTGGTGAGTTGCTTTGCAAGGGAAGAACGGCACGAAAAGAACTTCAAAAAATTTGCGATGTTGCGTACGGCAATGAAGCCAAAATCAAAATTTTGGTGCATCTTCCAGCTTCTGAGCTTAACGATACAGATTTTCAGCTATACCTCTAAAATTTAATACTCAGCGGTTGGCGCACAGCGTCAGCCGCTTTTTTATGCCGTTTTAGCTCAGTCTGGCAGAGCACCGGACTTTTAATCCGGGGGCCGTGGGTTCAAGCCCCACAAGCGGCACCACACCGGCAGCACGTCCGGCAAATTAAACCTTATTGCCAAGCATGGCAGCCCGAGCAAGGGCAGAAAGGACTATCATATGGCACTCGAACGCAAGACTCTCCGGGCGATTCTGGAAGATGAAACGACCGACACCAGCGGCAAGCTCAAGAAAATTCTGGACGTGCTGCATGAGGAAACGGACACCTTGCAGAACCAGCTCGATGAGAAGAACGCAGCCCTCGCCAAAGCCGAAAAAGACCGTGATGCAGCCAACGGCGGCAAGGAAACCGCAGAAAAGGCGCTGACCGACTACAAGGCCCAGCAGACCCAGAAGGACACCCACGCAGCCAAGGAAGCCAAGTTCCGGGAGCTGCTGAAGTCCGCCGGGGTGCTGGACAAGTATGCAGACCGCGTTGTGCGTCTGTCTGGCGAGGATATCGACAAGCTGGAGCTGGACGATAAGGGCGAGGTCAAGGACGCCAAGAAGCACACCGACAGCCTGAAAGCTGATTGGAGCGACTTCGTAGGCACTACGACCACCACCGGCGCAAAGGTGGACAACCCGCCCACCAATGCCGGCTCCAAAATGACCAAAGACCAAATTTTTGCAATCAAGGACGCTGGCGAGCGCCAGGCTGCGATTGCTGCAAATGCCGACCTGTTTACAGGCGGCGGAAAGGACTAATACATGGCAGCAAAAGAAAATATCACCATGACCACCGATATCACCGTAGCCGCGCGTGAAATCGACTTTGTGACCCGTTTCCAGCGCAACTGGGACCATCTGCGCACCATTCTGGGCATCATGCGCCCTATCCGGATGCAGCCTGGCACCGTGCTCAAAAGCAAGTATGCACAGGGCACCCTGCAGAGCGGCACCGTGGGCGAGGGCGAAGAGATCCCGTTCAGCAAGTACACCGTCAAGGAGAAGGAGTACGGCAAGATCACCATCGACAAGTACGGCAAGTCTGTCACCCTTGAGGCGATCCAGAATTACGGCTACGATGTCGCCGTGCAGAAGACCGATGATGAGTTCCTGTACGACCTGACCGCTCTGGTAACGGATAAGTTCTACAAGTTCCTGAACACCGGCACCCTGAAGGGCACTCCCAAGACCTTCCAGATGGCGCTGGCACATGCCAAGGGCGCGGTCGAGAACAAGTTCAAGACCATGCATCGCACCGTGACCGGCGTTGTTGGCTTTGTCAACGTGATGGACGTGTACGACTATCTGGGCAATGCCAATATCACCGTGCAGAACCAGTTCGGCTTCCAGTACATCAAGGACTTCATGGGCTACAACACCATCTTCCTGCTGTCCGACAGTGAGATCGCGAAGGGAAAGGTTATTGCCACCCCGGTAGACAACATCGTCATGTACTATGTGGATCCTGCGGATAGCGAGTTTGCCCGCGCAGGTCTGGTCTACCGGACCGCAGGCGAGGCAAGCAACCTCATCGGCTTCCACACTCAGGCAAACTACAGCACCGCAACCTCCGAGAGCTACGCCATTATGGGCGTGACCCTGTTTGCTGAGTATCTGGACGGTATCGCTGTCGAGACCATTACCCCGGGCGAGTGATCGCCCCTTTGTAAGGAGGACGCCCCATGACCGTCCCAGAGCTGTGCGTTTACACGCACAATTTTTTTGACCGGGCGGACGACCCCGTTGCCGGGGAGTTTGCTTTTGAGCCGGATACCGTGCCCGCCGGGGTAGTGCCGGGGCAGTATTTCCTTGTGTGCGGATCCATCTTCAACGACGGCGTGCACAAGGCCGGGGACGGCGATTTGACCGCCGAGACCTTCACCGGGACGGTACAGCCCATGCGCGTGCCGCCTGACTTCGTGGCGCTGGCTGAAAAGATTGACGCATACGACAAGGCGCTCCCGTCCGGCGGCGTGTATGTGTCCCAGTCCTTTGCCGGGTGGTCCGGCACGATGGCTACAGGCGCGGACGGCCTGCCTGCCGACGGCAAGACTCGCTATAAATCCGAGATCAATCATTGGAGGAAGATGTGACATGGTCAACGCGTTCACTGCATCCACCGTGATGCAGAGCTTTACCAAAAAATACCGTTTTCAGACCCGCAGCTATGAGCCGGACGGCGTGGGCGGCTTTGTTTCCGGCTGGAAGGACGGCCCCGAGTTTGAGGCCGTGGAGCGCCACGACACAACCGTGGAAGCTCAGGTGGCAGAGCAGGCTGACACCGCCTCCACCTATACCCTGCTGGTCAACACGGGCGTACCGCTGGCCTTCCCGGACTACATCAAGCGGGTGGACGGCGGGCAGACTTTCCAGATCACCAGCGCGGCAGATGAGGGCAAAGCCCCGCCGGAATCCGGCATGGGACTGCGGGCCGTAAAGTGCAAAAAGGCGGTGCTGCCGTAATGGGACCGTCTGAGAGCATCAACCGGGCGCTGAACACGTTTTTTAACGGCTTTGGCATCCCGGGCTATCTGGAAGATAACATTCCTCCTGCCGCTTCCCTGCCCTATCTGACCTACAAGCCCACCATCCCCGGCGGGTGGAACGAAACGGCATCCTTCCACGCCCGGCTGTGGTACCCCAGCAAGGGCGGCAGAGCCCCCATCCTGCAAAAAGAAGATACGATCAGCGCAGCCCTCGAGGACAGCATAACGCTTTCCTGTGAGGGCGGCGCTATTCTTTTGCAAAAAGGCACCCCATGGGCACAGCCCCTCGACAACCCGCCTGAAGGGTATCTGTGCGAATACCTCAATTTTGAAATCACGCAATTTTGCGAGTAAGGAGCAATATGGCAAGAAAGTTTACCAAGATCAGCGCAAAAGCATTCGAGTCCATGCAGATCAATGCCGGTGTCGTGCTGAACAAATTTGACCCGTCTGGCACGACCGAGATCCAGGACGCAGACATCATCTGCGCCACCTCCGGCGGCGTGACGGCAGAGTGCAAGCCCAACATCACCGACCTTGGCGATGATGTGGACAACTGCCAGAAAAACACCGCAGAGCTGATGCAGATCGAGGACTACGACTGCACGCTGGCCTTTACCGCCCTGAACGTCACAACGGACGTTATCAAGCTGGCGCTGGGCGCTGCGGATGTGAGTGACAAGAAAGTCACGCCCCGTATGACGCTGAATCCCACCGCCAGCACCGGAGACTTCAAGGACATCTGGTGGGTGGGCGATACCATCGACGGCGGCTTTGTGGCCGTCAAGCTGATGAACGCACTCTCCACCGGCGGCCTGTCCCTCAAGACCACCGACAAGGGCAAGGGCAATCTGTCCGTCACCTTGACCGGCTGCCCCCGGATGGGTGACGACGCCGTGCCTATGGAGTGGTACTACAGCCCCAAGGCCGCAGCATAAGGAGGACACCGCATGAAATTTTTGACAGAGCTGTCCGATGAAGAGTTTCTGCGCCACTGCTGGCAGATCGCCGATGTGGCAGAGGAGGTCTTGGAAAAATCCAAGATCATGGAGCTGCGCAAGGTTCTGCCGGTTCTGACCGGCGAGGAAACGCCGGAGGAGCTGGAACAGAAGAAGAAGGAGCAGGCAAAAAAGAACATTCAGGCTATGGCAAAAAGCTTGCTGTTCGACAATGCCGCTGCCACCGCAAAGCTGCTTCCGTTGCTCTATGAGCCGGACGTGGATGAAAACGGGGTGGTTGAAAACATCGGCCCGTTCAAGAAGATGCGCGCGGTAAAAGAGCTGCTGAACAACGATGATGTGATGGATTTTTTGCTCTGGTGTCTGCCGTTGGTGCTGGCGGGTACAGACGCCTGATTTCTTCCATCAGCCCGGACGCGCTGCGGCTGTTTGGCAGGCCGTATATTTTGCAGCACTGCCTGAACGCTTTGCGGCAAGAGCGCATCACACTCAGCTATCAGGCGTACATGACGGACGCTCTGGCGCACCTTATAGGCGCGGAAGAGCGGTGGTACGACATGGTGGCCGGGCTTGTGGAAAACCGCCCACAGCCGCCGCAGCCGTCCGCTGATGAAGTGATAGCACGCATTAAAAATGGCTTGAACGGGGGTGATGAAGCCTGAAAATTTTTGAATTGAGCGCCACCCTCGGGCTGGACGACAGTGCCTACCGGCAGGGCATCCAGAATGTACAATCCGAAACAAAAAAAACCGTTTCTTCGCTGTCAGGAGAGTACAGCAAGGCCGCAAAGGCCGTAGTGGAACTGACCAGACGTTACAACGAATCGGTGGGCAAGACCGGCAAAGCGTCCTCTGAGACCAAAAATCTCAAGACCATGTTGGCGCAGGCAGAAGCACAGCTCAGGGCAACCACGACCGCGCTGAAAGCTGCAAACAACGGCATGGATGGCTTTGCCAGCTCCACGGAGAAAGCGTCCGGCAAATCTCTGGCCGGTGCCATTGCGCAGGGCACGATCATGGCGGGCGTTTTCTCGAAGCTTTACGCCGCTGCACTCAGTGCCACAGAGGGGTTCATCTCTTCCGGCATCGAGTATAACGCCCAGATCGAGAAATACACCACCGGCTTTACCAATATGCTGGGCAGCGCGGAAGCCGCCCAGCAGGTCATGAGCCAAATCCAGGAAGACGCGGCAAAAACCCCGTTTGATGTCGAGTCCCTGACAAAGGCGAACCAATACTTGATCTCTGCAGGCGAGAACGCTTCCTATGCCCGCAGTACCATCATGGCACTGGGCGACGCGGTCTCTGCGACCGGCGGCGGCAACGACGAGCTGAACCGCATGTCCCAGAACCTGCAGCAGATCGCCAACACCGGCAAGGCTACAACGGCTGATATCAAGCAGTTTGCTTATGCCGGCATCGACGTATACGGCATTCTGGCCGACTACACAGGCAAGTCCACCGCTGAAGTGCAGAAGATGACCATCAGTTATGATCTTCTGACGCAGGCTTTGCAGGCTGCTTCCGAAGAGGGCGGGCGTTACTACAACAGCATGGACACCCAGAGCCAGACCATGAATGGCCGCGTGTCTACCCTGAAGGACAACGTGAGCCAGCTGACGGGATTGCTGACCGGCGATTTATCCGGCGGCATCGGCGTTGTAATCGGCAATCTGAACGACATGCTCGTCGCAGCACAGGAAGCTTACAAAACGGACGGCTGGATTGGTCTCGCAGGCGCGATCACCGGCCTGACGGAGCCTATCAACACGGCAAAAAACGCTCTCAAGGACTTCGCAAGCAAAGCCACCACATGGCTGGATCAGCTGAGCTATAAACTCAACCGTTTTCTCGGAAAAGCCGCCACAGCAGACTTCGATACCTACGAAGAGTACGCGGATGCAAATAACCGGAAGAGTAACCGTAACAGGATGCGGGAAAATGCATTAAATGGCATTGGCATCAGCAACAAGAGCTGGTCGGAGCGTCAGGCGGAAGCGGCAGCAGCCAGTGGCAACAGAGGCAGCTCCATTACAACCAGCCCGTCTGGCTCTTCCGCTGGCAAAAAATCCAGATCCTCCGGCTCCAAGTCCACCACCGAAACGGTCATTTCGTCCATCTCCAGCACAGCTACCACCACCGCGCAGAATGCGCTGGGCACTGTGACCACCAGCATCCAGACCCTTACCGAGAAGGTCAAGGACAGCTCCGGCAAGATCAAAGACCGCATCACCGAGACCACCACAACGACCGGCAAGGAGATGGTGAACGGTGTTGCAACAACCTTTAAGCAGGTCGAGACCAAAGTCAACGGCACGGTCACAAAGGTCACAAAGACCTATGATGACATGTCAAAAACGCTGCTGGGCACCTTTACCAACATTTCTGAAACCACCGTTGACGGCATCACCACAAAGGTGCAGCAGGCGGTGGAAAAGTACGCGGACGGCAGCGAGCATATCAAGAAGACCGTCACAGAGACCGGCCAGCGCATCGGCGAGAACGGTGCGGAGACCTACGAGAAGATCATCACCTACATCGACGGCATTCAAGATAAGGTGACGGAGACCTCTACTCTCATCGACAAGAGCGTGAAGGGCACCCAGAACCGCATTGACCAGCAGCTGAGCGAGGCTTCCGGCCAGCTGGATAAGGGCATTTTCGGGCTGGTAAAAAGCGCCTTTAGTGATGCCAAAAACGGCGACTGGGCAGGTCTTGGGCTGGATTTTGTCAATCTGATCTGGGGCGAGGTGTCGCAGGGGCAGCGTGACGTGATCTCTAAGTGGCTTACGGACGCACTGACCGCGGTCAATGAGGGCTACTTCAGCGGTGGCATCGGAAAGGCATTTGATATCTTCCAGAAGCTTTTTTCTGACGGCGGGGTAAAATCCGATATCGACGGTGTGACCAATTCGGTCAAGGCTTTTGGTGAGATCATCGACGGTCTTGCAAAGTCCGGCGGCGTGGGAGGCGCTCTGGGCAGCATCGTGCAGAGTTTTTCCGGCATGGCTGGTGGCATCACGTCTGCGCTGGGCACTATCGTATCTTTCGTTGCAGCAAATCCTATTCTTGCCCTGATCCTGGGCGTGGGCGCTGTCGCTGGCGGCATTGGCCTTGCCATGTGGATGGACAAGAAGAATAATCAGAAGCCTGTCAGCCACTACCAGAGTCCCTTTGACAAGACCGGCGTGTATGACAGTCTTGGTACCTTTTCCACCCGTGCAGCCCTGCAGTACCGCGTTACCGGCCAGCAGTCCATTGTTGACCGGCAGACCAGCATTCTGGAACGCATCGAGGGGATGCTGGACGAGCATCTGCCAGACATCGGCAAGGGTCAGGTGGTCATGGATTCCGGCGAGCTGGTGGGCGTGCTGTCGACCCGTATGGCGACCAACGTAGATGCACGCATCGGCGTGACAGTGGAACGGAAAGCGAGGGGTGTGTAATGGCAAAGCTTCTGGGGGCAAAAATCGGCAATTTTCACACCCTGACAGATTGGGGGCTGTACCTCAAGGTAGGCAGCCCTAAAATCGGCGCGGCAGAACCGGAAGAATACCTTGTGCAGGTCACCGGATCCGATTCACTGCTGAACCTGACCACATGGGACGATGGCAAGGTGCATTACAAAAAGCGAACCATTACGATGGAACTGCTGTGCAACGCGCCAAAAAGCAAGTGGCCCAGCATCGAAAGCACCATCGCCAACGCCATTCATGGCAAGTGGCTGCAGTGCCGCTTTGATGAAGACCCGGCGTGGTACTGGGAAGGGCTTTGGAAAGTCACACCATCCCGCGACCGGCTTTCCAGCGCCTTTACCATCACCGGCACCTGCAACCCCTTCAAGCGCAGCGTCTACGACGGCACCAACGACTGGCTGTGGGATGACTTCAACTTTGAAACGGACATCGTGCGCAACTACACGAATATCCCGCTCAAGGCGGGCGAGGACAAAGAGGTGTCCATCACCGGTGCACCGCGTGCGGCCGGCATCTACTTCCAGCGCAGCGAGACCGCCGCAAACATCGCGGTGTCTCTCAATGGCTTTGAGGTGGGCATTCTGGCCAAGTCCACCGACTGGCAGTATATCGAGGGGCTCACTATGCCGGATGGTGTAGTGGGCACCCTCGTTTTCGCTGCATCGGCAGACTGCAGCATTAGTATTAAATATCTGGGGGCAAGCCTATGAGCTATAAAGTTTATGCTGGTGTGCAGACGGATGTAGACACATGGAAAACTAGGGTCTGTATCCACGATATCAGCGATATTACCGACACGAAAAAGCTCATCAGCCCCACGCTGACCCGCGAAGTGGGTAAAGCTGGCTCTTTTGAGTTTACCATGCCGCTGGGCAATGTGGCACACTCTGCGCTGCAAAAGCTGCGCACTACGGTAGAGGTGGAACAGGACGGCGTTTCCATCTGGCAGGGCCGTCCTATGAGCCATGAGCAGGATTTTTTGATGCGTCAGAAAATCTACTGCGAAGGAGAGCTTGCGTATCTGAATGATAGCGGTCTTGCGCCGTACGCTGCAAAAAATGTGAGCTTTTCGCAATTTTTGGAATGGATCTGCGATAACCACAACGGAATGGTAGATGCATACAAAGCTTTTACTCCTGGCAATGTGCAAATGGACATTCCCATGATCGTGCCCTATATCGACGGCATCAAAGTCGTGCAGGTGGGTTACAGCTACGATTCTAATGATGGAGATTACATTTACCATTGGGGAATTGTAGATCCCGTGGATGGAAAGACGAATATTTTCTATGAGGAAACAGAGATCAACAAAGCTTCCTGCCTGAGCTGGGAAATCGATAAAGAGCACATTGCGAAAGGTCGCATTATTTCACGGATTGGAAGCAACAATTTCCGCGTGCGTCTGTTTGCAGCCTATGTAAAGGGCAAAACGTACGCTGCAAAGGTCGAAGTGAAAAAAGCCGAAATCGTCTGCGGTACTTGCAACAAGAATTTTGGCACGTACTCCATTTATAACGTTGAGCAGGCATCTGAATCCAAGACCTTTAAGATCACCGAGCAAAACGGGAAATACAGCCTTGCTATCAACGGCAAGACGGATCCCCGCTTTTTGTTTGATGTCAAAGAACCTACATACAGCTTTGGCGATGGAAAAAACTACGGCATTACATGGGACATCTTGCAGAGTGAGCTGGTGGAAAAGTACGGCGGATATCTGGTGCTGCGCCATGCAGAGGATCCTAACGGAAAACCGCGCCGGTATCTGGACTATCTGCAGGCGATCACCGATAAAAACAGCCAGACGGTGGCTTTTGGAACAAACCTGCTGGATTTGACCGACTACGTCAAAGCAGAGGATATCTACACGCGGGTGATCGCGGTAGGTGCCAAAAAGATAACATGGCTTGTTTTTTCGTGGGGCGAGACCATCACAGAAACCGCAAACGATCTGGCTGCGCAAAAGCTTTTTGGCATCATCACAAAAGTGATCTTTATTGAAGGCATCGAAAGCACGCCGCAGTCTTTGCTGGATGCGGCAGAGGAAGAACTCGCCAAAAATCTGCGCTATCTGAACGGCATGACGGTCAAAGCGGTCGATCTGAAAGACGCTGATATTGATGTCAGCCGTATTGCGCTTGGAAAGCAAACGCACATTTTCTCTGCACCGCATGGTGTAGATACCTGGCTGCTGTGTTCCAAGCTTGTTGAGCCGTTGGATTCGCCGGATAAAAAGGAGTTTACATTTGGCACTGAGTTTTCCAGCATCAGCGACCTGCAGGCTTTGAGTGCACGCAAAGCGTCCGATGCTTACGATTTGAGTCGATCGCTCAAAGGGTACATGTCAGGCTAATAAGACAGGAGGTGTTTTATGGATAAAACTTTTGATGAAGCCATTGCGGGAATCCGTAAGGCTGAGCGCGGCGTGGAAGTCCGTGAGGACATCGCACAGGGCATGGAGTACGTCAAGCAGTACGCCGAGGAAGTGACAGACCAGCAGCAGGCCGCCCTGCAGGCCGCCCTGCAGGCCGCTCAGACCGCCACCGGAGCAGCCAGCACCGCGACGAAAAAAGCCGCAGCAGCTGTAGAGAGCGAAAGCGCCGCCCGGACCTCCGCCGCCAGCGCAGCCCAAAGCGAACGGTCAGCGTCCGCAGACGCAAAGAGCGCGGGAAGTTCTGCCGCTTCTGCCAAAGCTGAAGCGGACAGGGCTGCGGCTATTGTACGCACCGATAAGACGCTATCTGTTGAGGGCGCCACGGCTGATGCAAAGGCTGTTGGTGATGCGCTGAAAAACATAAAGCTTCCCGTTGCCACCGCAACCGTGCTGGGCGGTGTCAAGCTGAGTGACGACTTCACGGCAGATGCGGACGGCACACTGCATCTGGCAGGCGGTACTGCCCCGGACCCTTACCCCGTGGGCAGCATCTACCAGAGCACCGCAC